TCATAGTCTCTTGATATTGTTCTGTCTTTTGTAGCTTATCCATATAATCTACATAGTCACTCTGCATATTCTGGTTAACATCCTGCATAGCCCCGTAACCAGCAGACTTAATCTGAGCTTGTAGAATATTAGCCTCACGGTCTTTAGCATTCTCTTCAGCCTCAAACTCCATCTTCATGCGAGCCTCTTCAGCTTTAGCTTGAAGCATTTGATCTTGCATCTGTTGTTGAGATTGCATTTGCTGTTGTTTCTCAGCTTGTTGTTTCTTCTCAGCTTCCTTAAGGATATGAGATACTTCAGCAATAGACTCAGACTTAAGCACATTACCAAGATCATAGATGCTAGCACCAGTTGTGTTATTCTGGATAGCCATTTGCTTAAGTTGCTCAAGCATGGCTCTATGATTAGCTTTAGTAGTACAGAAGATATTAAGGTCTCTTAGTAGCAACTCAGTACCATTGATCTCAAAGTTCTTACGTTCATCCATAGATGTGATGTACTGTAATCTTGCAGACGGTTTAGTAGACTGATAGTGTTGAGCTAAGTCTGTGCGCATTTGGTGCACGCGAGGCATCAAATAGTCACAGTGTTGTATAAAGTAAGTTTCTGTTTGAGCATAGCTAGCATTGATTGATTGCTCAATGCCTGTGGCTGTTTGTTGCCCAATCTGTTGACCTAAGCGTTGTGGTGTAATACCAATAGTTTCAAACGCCTGCATCTTAAAGTAATTAGCCAACTGAATACGAGACATTAAACGGTTAGTCTGTTCAAGGTCAAGCTTCTGATAGTGTTGGAATGCAAGAGCGTTCTCTGTATTGGTAATAGAAGTATCCAATGGTAACATCTGGAAGTTCTTCATAGCCACGTATGCTTTGGCTAAGTTGTTCTTTCCCCAATCTTCTCCTAATGAGTGTCTTGGTAAAGCATTCTGATCCAGTAAGATCACAGTTCCTAATTCATCTACAAGGATATCAGCAATCTGGTTGTTTACAATGTTATATCCAATCTGGAATGGCTTCATTAAGTCAATCAATGAAGTAGATCTTGTATTACGGTCTGAGAATACAGAACCTTCTACAGGTAACTTACAACCATATAGAGAATCATCTCCTTTGAATTGGAACTTAAGAGGCTTAATATTATTCTCATTAACTCCAAGATAGATAGGATTGATACCACCAGGGTTATTACTTCCCCAGAATGTAGGACGGTTAGGTCCAATCTTAACACCACCCCATACTTCATTGATCCAGATCCAGTCAATATGCTCACCAAATACTAAGTTGTCCTTAGTCTTATTCTTGATAATGTTAGCATTATAAACAGGTTTGTCTGTAACTTTATAATTCTCATCAATGATATCTTGAGTAACATTACCATTATCAGAGATCTTGGTAAGGTGACCCACTCTACGCTGTGACTTCCAGTATACAGTTGTAACACGAAGCATGTTACTCATACCCATATCTAAATAGTCTTCATCATTCATCATGATCCAGTTAACAATATCTCCACCATAGTGAGCATTATCCCACATAGATGTAAACTGACGATAACCTAAAGATGGCATCTTAGTATTCCAGTCATGCGATTTAGTAGCATCATAGTAGCTACCATCATTCTGATAACCTTGAATAGGATAACCAGCTGAGCGTACAGGATAGATAAGCTCTAAGGCTTTCATTTGATCTTCTGTCATCAACCAGCCATAGCGGTCAATAACATCAGCTACAGTCATCATATCAAACTTACCAACCCATTGACCTTGAGATATATAACGGGATGCTGGTGACTTATGGTAGAATGTAAGAACCGGATTCCACAACTCTACATCATAATCATCTTCCAACATACGGAAGTGCCAGAACTCACGGTCAGTGATTAACATATCACGGAAGCCGCGCTCTTCTAACTCATCCATTCTAAATCTTTCTACATCCACACGGTGCTGATGCTCAGACCATTGCTCAACCATACTTCTATAGTCCTTATTAAAGAACTCTTGAATTTCTGGCAAGCTCTTAAGATTCTGTGGTTGCATAGCTTGTTGATACTCTTCAGAATTAGGATCTTGGTCCATCTCTGCAAGTTTCATAGCCATTTTCTGCTGAGCTTCAAATAAAAGAACTTCTTCTACTTTAGCACGTTTCTGTTCAAGCATCTCATTGTATGAGTACTCATCAACAGCTGTATAAGTTACACGGGTGTTTCTTTTAGCAAATTCAGATACTAATGTATTTACAACATTAGGTATAATAGGATAGAACTTAAGTTCTAGTGCTGTAGCATCTTCTCTTGTAAGTGTATCAATAAGATCTGCATTCTCATTGTCTTCTTCTACAATGTAGTCAGTTCTATCAATGATACCTTTAGCTAGTTTGTAGTTCTTCATGAATCTACGGGCATTTCTGCGTACGTGCTTAAGACCCTCCCATTCTAGCCAGTCCATATTCCAAGCAGCCCATTCCTGGTCCTTCTTAGATTTTGGTAAAAATTGAACAGGCTGATTGAGAGTACCCATACGGTTGTACTCACCCTTAGCTCCATTCTTTAACTGCATTGCATTATATACCTGCATACTATCTTAAATTTTTAAATGCTGAACGTGGTACTTTCATACCATCAAACTTATGCCCACCACCACCCATATGACGGAAAGGGCTCATATTCAATTTACTGAAATTATTGCGGTTATCCAAGTTTTTTCCCGCTCCAGTTTCTTCATAGCGCTTTTTATAACCTCTGTTAGCTTGTTGCACTTTAGCAAAAGCAATTAATGCTGCAAATGATACAAGTCTATCCACGTTAACTCCATCTCTGTATGCCATCATCTCTTTAAGTAACATGATGTCCGGGATACGCTCTATACCGTACACAGTCTTAACTACTTTACCATCGTCAGTAGTTTCCTGGTGTAACTCTTCTTTAAGAAAGTCAATAGCATAACTTACCATATGACTTTTAAATAAAGTACCAGTGTTTCTCCAACCGTATTCTTGAAACACATTAGCATTTGCACCAATGTCTTTTAAGAATAAGATCTGAGATCTGGGCACAAGATACTTCTGTTTTTTTCTAAATATCATATAGTTGATAAATTGACTAATGTTATTTTCAACAATAGTCCATGCATTATACCACTCTATGATAAGCTCTAATCTCTCATGAGTCTTATTGATATCATCAAAGCGTCCGCACCACGCAGCTACAATCTTGTCATTCTCAATAAAGGTCTCTACCTTTTCTCCATCATTCCTGGTAACTTCTACAGGTGTTTTATATACATAGATAGAACATAAAGATTCAGACGTAGTAGTCTTTCCTTCTCCCACGGGGTCAATACTTGCATAGTACATCCCAAACTCAGGATCTTTACAAGGTCTCTCATATACTACAAGAGTACCAGTTTTATCTTCAGTATCTTTTGTTATTGGGAACTCTGATATAGGAAGCTTATTAGTTTCTGTTACAGCAGGTTCTCCCCTCTCATTTCTATAGATATCTAAGAACTCATAAGGATACATCTTATCTTCAATTCTACGCATCTGAGATGTTACCAAGTGAGATGGGAACACAGATACTGTTCTGAAGTCAAATGCTTCTTTAATATTTCTAGGGTGCTGCGATATACGGAGTTGATATTCTTGAGGAGCAAGTTCTCTCTTCCATTCAGCAAACTGTTCATCCAATGCCTTTAGAGCTTCTTCTACATTAGAGTTACCGTATTCATCAATGTATGGAGGCATTGACCATTGCTCAGGAATAAACAAACCTGTTTTACCTATGACACCAGTCTCATCTATCAAGTTAGATTCTACTGAATATATATCATTAGCATCCGGTCTAGTGATCATCTTTTTTAAAGGTTCACACTGAGACAAGTCACCAACAGATCCTGCAGCAATGAACATACCTGTAGTTATAAAACCAGATTTCATAGCAGGACGGATATACTCAAATGTTGTATCCATCTTAGGTGCAATACCCGCTTCCTCATGGAAGAAGTATTTACATGGTCCCCCTACCCCGTTAGTTGGATCTTTCTCAAAGGACATCCCTTGCATTACGCCCTTAAGACCAATCTCTGATTTACGTTTCTGCGGTCCCGATACAGTCTCAATCTTCTGTTGCCACATCATAACCTTATTAGGGTTCATTGGACGGTACCAAGCTGTGTGTTGGTTTAAAAAAGCCTCGTATTCATTTAAGAACTTCCAAGTACCCTTCTCATTAATATAGTCTTTAAGACTTGCACCCATCTTAAGGGTAACCCCTTCTTCAAACCAGATCTGGTTAATTAACTTACCAGCATGGTAGTATGAGGATGCAATTTGACGTTTCTTTAAAATAGCAGCATGCCTATAAGACAACTCTGCTAGACATTCATATAGAGCTAAGTGATACTGAGCATCTCTGACATCAGCAAAACCAAACTTTTGGATCTCCTTGTTAAAGATAGGTAAGAAGTTTAACCACATATAATAGTCACGTGGTATATACCAGCTGTTACCATTACTCTTGTAAATAACTCCTACCCTACACTTATTCTTCTGGTCATTCCAGTATTGGATAAAGTCTTTAGTCCCTTGAGGAGCTTTGCAGTAATAATTAAACTCGTTAAAATGTCTAGCCTGTTCATTAAACATCTTGCTAGTCTCATCAAACTGATACTTACCGGGTTCTTTAAATATACTCTCAACAAATACTTTAAACTCATCACGGGTATCAAAGGTGACCGTTGACCACTCGCCATTCTCCCATGTAGGAATTTCTATGTTGTATTGTTTAAGCATTAATATTCATTTAAAAGTCTTAGGACTTCATTAAGAGCTTCATGTCTATGATTATCTTTCAGAACCACTTTATTTACCCATTGAGATTTCTCTAGTTTAGGTACCTCGTGAATAGCAGAGTCATTCTTAAACTTTAAATCTATCTGATGATTATCTCCAGTAAAGATCATTAAAGAGCCTCTACCTAATCTACCTAGGCACATTTGCAGCTGAGGCTTTGTTAAGTTTTGACACTCATCAATAATACATACAGCATTCTCAAAGGTTCTTCCTCTAAAGTGCGTAAGAGATACCAACTCTAAAGCTTCTGATTCTTCTAACTTAGCAATAATATCAGGCTTATCATAAACCTTTTTTATGTTAGATTTAATAGGTACTAACCAAGGCTCCATTTTTTCTTTTTCAGATCCTGGTAAAAAACCATTATCTTCTGTAGATATAGTAGGTCTTGTTATAATTATCTTATTTACCTCACGCTTAAAGTAAAGGTCCAGTGCTATTTGCACTGCTAATAATGTTTTACCGCTACCCGCTTGCCCAATAATAAAGTTATAAGGCTTAGCTAAAATTAATTCTTTAGCTCTCTTTTGCTCCTCAGATAAAGTTATTGCAAACTTTATATCTCACTTCGGTGGATTCTTCTTTATGTTTTCAGTTGCCATTGTATATTAGTTAAGATTACATTTGATCATATGCAAG